CATATTGGCGTGGTCGGCTGTAGCTTCTAGGGTAGTTCCGGCAACCGGGGTATAGGAATCAATCGCTGCGGGATATGCTGCCATATAAACTTATTGTGTAAGATTTGAGGAAACTGTCAAGTTAGGGGCTATTGTAGATTTCCGCTTCGATCCGGTTAAAAAATGGCATCCAGCCATTCTCAAAGACCTTATCAGCATCATAATCGGATAACATATATTCACGGGCCGCCTCGCCCATCTTTACCCGGTCTTTGTTGTAAATCCGCATCATGCAGTCATAAATTGAATTGACATCCGGGTAGGCGCTATAAGCTAACATCGGGGTAAACCATTTACCTTTAAGCTCGCAGGAATAGCCGGTGGTACCCTCTTTGACCAGTTCGGGCATGGAAGTCCAGCGGGTAGTGATTACCGGTACACCACAGGCTTGGGCCTCAATAATGGGAATGCCGAAGCCCTCATTGGTTGATGGGGCCAGAAGCACATCCATGGAGTTATAGATTCTGGCAAGTTCGCTTCTTCCGACATGATAGGCCAGATCATAGGGTTTAAGAAAATAGATCTTATCCCGAATCCCCAGAAAGTCCGCATATTGGGTAATCGGAAATCCCCCCGGCTGATCCAAGAAAGTATGGATATACATGACCGCTTTGGGTTCTTTTTTGAGAAACATGACGAAAGCATCAATGGCTTCCTGAAAACTTTTCCGGGGCGGGTTGTCTTTATTGGCTGCTACCATGCCGTATACATAAGCATCTTCCGGCATCCCGATTTCCTTTTTAAATTTGGCCTTATCGCCCAGCGGCTTAAAGATTGAAGTTTCCACGGTGCAGGGAATATAGGTTGAATATAATCCTTCTTTCTGAAGTTGGTCATGGCCGAACTTGGAATAGGTCACAATCCGATAGGCAAACTTTAGCCGGTCAAATACGGCAGGTGGGGTAGGATTATGGTCAATCGGAACGACCGGTACGAAGCGGTTCATGGCTTTTAAAGCATTCGGGTCAAGCGTCCAGATATCCTGCATGGTCATGGAAATGTCCGCTTTAAAGTCATTGGAGTGGTGAAATAGCGCATCCTCGCCCCACATGGAGGCGATTTTGGGATATTGTTTTACCCCATCAAGTTCAAATGAACCGCCTTCTAAACCATAGAAACAAACATTTGCCAGTGGGAATCCTGCGGCAATAATGCGGGGATTTAATTGCTTTATAATATTAGCATACCCGGAGGTACTCCATTGGGCATTAGTATTTATGATAATCCTAAGTTTCCGTTTCGGTTTCGGTTCATCCATATATTTTAGAAATATAATCCGATACTTCCTCGCTGAAATAGGCCCGGTAGTTCATTTTGACATCCAAATTGCCTCCAGCAAAATGAATAGCCCTAATTACCTTATCCCGTTCCGGGTAGCGGTCAGCACCCTTTTTAAGCGTAATTAATCCGTTTTCCATGATACATTTGTTCCATTCGCTTTTAGATCGCAACCCATACCACGAATCCCAGTCATCCAAAACTTTGACTTCATAATTGCCGTAGTGGGTAATAATGTTTAAAAAGTCCTGTTCCCGGTAGGGGTAGTTTTCAATATTGGGTCTTTTGCAAAGTTTCCACAAATGCTCCACAAATTCTTTTGACCGGAATAGGACAAAGCCGTTATTGTAATATGATTGCGGGGTGATATCCCAAACCTTAACCTCATTGCTGATTTTATCCCTAGTCCAGTTGTAAACCACGCCCACATCAAATGTTTCGGGGCTGTCCATTGCTTCCAATGGGGCGGTAATAATGCTATCGGCATCAACCTTTAAGACCTGATCATATTCCTTTAAAAGCTGTCGGGCGAAAAGCGGGGTAGAGATATAAAACACATATGGCCGGGGCAGACCGGTTTCGGCAATCTCTTTATCCCCATAAATAATGAAAGGGATATCGGGGTGAAAATGTTTAAAAGACTTTTCCAATCCCTTTGCCCAAGGCAGGTTTTTTGAATCGGCGATGGTAAAAGCTACAGTTTTTGGAACCATAATACGGTGGCCTGTGTCGGCAGGACTTTGACCGAATAACCCCTATCCCTGATAGTGTTAATTAAAAGTGCAGCAGTTATTCCGCACCACGAATGGTATTCAACAATGATCTGATCCGTCTTTTGGGCCACCTCATCAAATGAGGGATGGGAAAATAGAATCCCTTCGGCCCCTTCCACATCCACTTTGAGAATGTCGATATGGGGGGAATCTTTACAGAGGTTGCCAATTGTAACCGTTTTGACAGTTTCTTTTTCGCCTTTGCCGGGGGTCAGCGAAAACATGGTGGTATTGTCGTTGTGGTAAAAAGTGGCCTCCCCGTCTTTATTGGATAATGCCACCGGAATCAGTTTAATTTTGGTTAAGCCGTTAAACTCAACCAGCTTTTGGATGGTTTCACCGTGCATTTTGGCCGGTTCCACGGCGTAAATTTCTTTGGCGAAGGGGTACATCCAGAGGCTGAATAAGCCGATATTCGCCCCTACATCGTATATAACAAGGTCTTTTTTATCCTCAACCAGCGGGGCATAGAGCCTTTCCCAGAAGATTTCCTGCAAAATATTGCCCACATAGTCATGATCCCAATCCCGGTAAAATATGCCTTTCATCTTTTGCAAATAGTAATTCGGTCTTTATTTTCGACCTTAAAGCCTAAATCCATAAACATTCTGCCTAAACCCTGTCCATGTTCCATTATAACCGCTTTTACGGTTTTAAGGATTTCTGAGGCCCCCGGCCCGCCGAAGATGTTGCCCTCTGAGCCTTCGGTGTCGCATTTGATAATGTCAATTGTATCCGGGGCTACAAATTTGGTGACAAAAACCGATAAAGTATGGGTTTGCACCGGGCCTTCATCCCGATGCAATTCCCAACCACCGGATGAGGATGGGGTTCTTAAGGTAAATTTGCCTTCCGTATTGGACAGGGCGCAGTTGTAGGGGATGACGTTTTCTAAGTTATTGGCATCAATATTCTGCTTTAACAGCGCAAAATTGGTGGGGTCGGGTTCTATGGCATAAATCTGTTTGGCAAAAGGATAAGCCCGCATTGAAAACAGGCCGATATGGGCCCCGATATCCAAAATAGTATTGTTTTGGGATTCCAAGACCGAATCATATTCCCCGTTTTTGAAGATGTCATTTAAAAACCGGATGCCGTCATCATCTGAATAATTAATGGTAAATCCGTCACTTACTGTCTGCATAAATAAATGTGCTCCGGGGAAGTTGCCCAAACCCGGAGCACATAGCAACTTACTTTAGTATGCATTTTAGCATACCCATGCAACTCTATTTTTCGTCATTGGTATAGTCATGAGTTGGTTTTGCCCAGACTGTCAGACCTGATGCAGTTCCGAAATCAGTTAAGGCTTTAATGGCACTCATACCGGTATCGGTATAGCTGCCAATTGCTGCCGATCCAACCACCTGTGCGGCTGATACGGAAGCGAAAGCATAATTGACCACATCGTTAGTTCCCCCTAATCTCCAAGGCAGACCGAAAAGAGTGGTAGTACCCGAAGTTCCTACCCCTAAATTTCCGGTTCCCGCCCCGGCATTACAACCGGAGGAAAAATTGGTGGTTCCCGATGTCACTTTGGCAAAAACTTTGGTGCCGAGTGTGGTTCCGCCATCGGCTGCGACTGCCACCACGATTGATTCCTGAATGGAATCGCCAAATTGGTTTAAGCCATTAACCACCACAGTTCCGCCAACGGTTGAGCCTGATGGCCCGATTACTACCGCCCGGATATTTCTGGGATAGTCCAAATTGGTCTTTTTAAGTCCGAAAGCAATCGATTGGCTTTTGGTGCCTTCCGCAGTTCCGATTTCGGCTGATCCCAATGAGGGATAAAAAGCCGTATAGACCAACGGATAACCGACATCATCAGGTGCCACTTTGACACCACTGAATGCAAACTCTGGAAAATGATTTTTTAATGTATCCATATTTATTTACGTTTCGCCTCCCTTCTTAGAAATGGTTTGAAAAACTTATAAATTATAATTCTCTGCATCGGCGTTATTCCGACCTCCCTCGCAAAACGGGCATAATCTACCCGGTAAACCTTGCGGGCATTTTTGTGTTTGCGGGGCATTTTAGTTAGGCAAATAGAGCTTCCGCTTTTTGCCTCCGATTGTATAAAAGCCCTTTAGGATCTGCAATATTTTTTCGCCCCGAAGGTGGGACATCATCTTTTTGCCGAAATACTTCTCAATCGGGGTATTGCCCTCGGCAATCCGGCTGGTCAGATATGTCGCTACCGCATCCGACCGTTCGGCAATCTGATCCCGGTATTCCTTCATTTTTAATTTCCGTTTAGCTTCGTATTTTTTGATGGTGCCCGCTATTACCGCCCGGTTATGGGCCTCAGAAAATCCCGGCTCACCATCGGCCACAAAGTACAGGGCATGATCCCGCTTCTGTTCCTCCGCAATTTTGGGGTTTTTGTCTTTTTTGATCATATAAATCGGGGGGCAAACCTGTCCATTTGCCCCCTCATTTATGCCGATTTTTAAGGCAAAACCGGCCAAAACCAACTGCATTATGCAGTTTTCTGTGTCAACCTGCCATTTGCGGCGGGTGCCCTACAAATAAGGTTCGTAAACCAAGCCATAGTTGCCTGATAGGTAATGTAATCGGGTCTGCGGAAGAGTGCGCCCTCACGGACGTCCTCTAGCCATCCCAGATCTGAAACCTGACAGATAGTCCAGCTATCGAGGTTCAGAATTTCAACTTCCCCATCCGGTACATCATAGTCAAGGAAAACTCCGACTTTGCCACCTCCGGCGGCAAACTCAAGACCAGTCCAACCACCCAGAAGTTCGGTTTCATTGACAACTCTCCGCAATGCTACGAGCAAATCCCCGTATTTTTTGTACAGAGTTTTGTTCATAAAGATTGCGTACTGGTCGCCCATTTGAGCGAACTTTTTCGCACCCAGATATTGGGTTTCGATTGCTGAGATGGTTAAAGCTCCACTGGTGGTACCGACCTGCGGTGTCCATCCCTGTGTGGATCTCGCCAAACTTGCATAGGTAGAAGTCCCGGTGGAAGAGGAAAGTGCGTTTCGTACCCCCTGAATCTCTGAGGTACCTGCGCCCCCTCCCGATCCGTCCACAATGTAAACAACCCCTCCTGCGGAGGTTAAATCGTTGTCGCTCATTGTCACATTTGTACCGCTGACTGAGGTCACTGATGCGGTAGACGATCCGGCAGCTGATCCGAATCCGAGGATCTGTCCGGCAAAGATATACTCTGTCGGGCTGATATCACCGTTGACTGACCCGTATACATCAAGTAGACGGGCATCGTTGGTGCCCCCGGCGGCAGCGGTGATTGCCTGAACGGTTAAAGAACCGGTTGCGGTTCCCACCACTTCGGCAATAGCGCCATAGCCATCGGAATAGTATTGTCGGTTAACTCCTTTTGCAAAATCTGAAGCGAGAGTAGATGCCTGAAAGGTCAGTTGGTTTTCCACTGCGCCTTTGCTGGTTCTGGTCGCATCGAGCGTCAGTTTGCTGATATCGAACGTGCCAGTTAGAATTTTTACTGCTACAGATGCTTGACCGATAGAAGCCTTGCCTGATACAAGTGCGTTTCCATCATTGGCAAGATTGGTAATACCGCCATGTCTGGAACTTCTCACAGGCGCATAGAAGTTATCATTTAGAAATGTAACCCCGGTATTGCGTTTTAACTGATCCAGAAGGATAGTCTGTTTGTTGAAGTTGTCCTGAATGTACGGCAATATAATCTTGTTTAAAGCATTACTAACATTTGAAAGTAAAACAGCCATTTTTATTTCACCTCCCTTCAAAAATTAAATTCATTCGTTTGATTGTCCCCATAATTCTTCCCTGATCATCTGCTGGATGTTATCCTTGGTGACCTTGGGATTGGTCGGTTGTCTGGTCGCCCCGGTCGGCATTAAGGTCGGCAACTGCTGGCCCTTCTGCTTACCGAGTTCCGTATTTTTCCAACTGTCCAATTCGGTTTCGTATTTATCCTTATATGCCTTCATCGGATCCCTGATTCCGGTTTCAGCCATGTGATTTAAAATTTCCTGCGTTTCAAACTTAGGCCGTCCGTCATCCCCCGGAATTTCAGTTTGCAAACTGTTGCATTCCTCCAAGAGCTTTTCCCCGGCCCGCCGCTGCTGATACCAGCTATCCAGTTCCTTATCCGTCATCGGCTTGCCGCCCAGAATGTCCTGTAGGGCAGTTCGGGCCTGAATCTTCTGATCTTCAGTGAGTTGTCCGCTACCTTGTTGCGGTACCACCTCCTGAGCTTTCCTTAAAGTTTCCAGCTCTTCCTGCAAGCGCTTATTTTCCTGTGTGGTCTTGCCGTAGCTTGACCATGCCCGGTCAAAATCGGTATTGTATTTTTTCTGGTATTCGTCAACCTTTTTACCCTTATCTACGAGCGCCTGAAGTTCGGTCGGATCATATTCGGTTTCACCGAGCTTGATCTTATCCAGCTCTTCCTGAGCTTTCTTTTCCTCGTCTGCAAAAAAATCAGTATTGTCGGCCATGGGCCCCCTTTCTCGTCTGCACCCGGTTACCGGGCCAGTGCGAACTTTTTATAATTCATAATGAACTGTCAAAGTAAATGTGCCCCCACCGGCAGTCGTGACTGTACCATTGGGATTTCCGGTTAATGTGGCTATAAATTTCATGGATGTATCAATCGGCTGGATAGTGCCTGTAGTAACTGTAGCCGCTTCCACTTGAGCCGGGAGAGCTAAAATTGTACCCCCCACGCTATCGATTAATGCGGTATCCACGGTTGCCGCAATTGAGGCTAGTGCGGGACTGACCTGTGTAACACTTCTCACAAGTCCGTTTATGGGACTATTTAAGGTTCCGAGGGCTTTGGCACTTCCGACTACCAAAGTTCCGGTATATGAAGCAATCTGATGGGAAACCAATACCGCAGTGGTACCGTCCCCAATTTCCACAAATTTTGCAAACTCTCTGCTATTAAGATCTCCGGGTAATGCCATAGTTATTTTCTCCTTATAAACTTATGGTATGAAGAATGGGGATGCTGTCAAGTTATCCCATGCCAAGCATCATGAAGTTGCCCAAATTGCGTCCGCCGCCAGACACATCTGAAGTCAGATAGGTAACGAGGACAATGCCCGATCCGCCCAGATGGGTGTCACCGATATGGAATTGAGTTGAGGCTGCGGCTCCGCCACCGGTATTAGCTGAACCATCAGTACCTATTGGCCCGGCTGTGCCACCGCCACCGCCCTGCCCACCGACACCGGTATTACCATTCCAGCCCCCACCCGCTCCGCCACCGGCAAACCAACCGGAAATTCCGTAAGCGGTTCCGAATACAGAACTGTAATCCACACCGGCTCCGCCGCCACCACCGCTACCACCACCATTTCTAGTGCCTACAGTTCCGACAGCACCCATACCGCCACCACCGCCACCGCCGGGTAAATCCGAGGCCTGACCCACGCCGCCATCATATCCCTGTGATCCGGTTCCGGCACTGCCGGGAACACTGGGATAGCCACCGGCCCCGCCACCACCGCATCCGCCGTTGGCTCCGGCTCCGGCATTATATGCTCCGCCTTTACCGCCGCCCGTTCCGGTCATGGTACTGAAGGTGGTATTGGTGCCATTGGCAGCAGATCCTCCGGCCCCGATTGTGGCAGTCGCCGCCCCGTTAATGCTGGTTGAGGCGGTGTAGGCAATTCCGCCCGCACCGCCACCGCCACCACCGTTTGAGGCTCCGGCAGCCCCACCACCAACCACCAACACTTTACAGGTCAAAGCCAAGCCTCCCGTATCAAACGTCCCGTTCGTCAGGAAGGCATGGATGGTATAAAGCCCATTGGTTGTTATCGTTCCGCCTGTAACTGCCATAGGTTATGCACTAATAAAATAACTGACACTAAACGTCACTGTCCCGGCTGCATCAGACCAGCAATTCAAATCATAGTTGGTCATCCCGCAATTAACCGCCTTGGAAAACGACTTTTGGATTCCGCCCTGCGGGCCAAACATTCCCTTGGCTATTACCGAAGTGCCGTTAATTGCCGATCCGAACATTACGCCCGCCTGTACGGTACCGTTATGATTGACTATGGATACGTCATTGACCCATATAGACGTTCCGGCCCCGACACCAGTCGACCCGACTAAAGTCGCAAAAGCCGATGCTGAAAAAACCTGTGTAGTCGAATATGAAAGTATGTTCTGGGTGCTCCTTGCGTCCATCCTGAATGTCCCGGCATTTATTGTCCCGGCATTAATCGTACCGCTGTTAATGGTTCCTGCATTAATAGTCCCGGCTACTATTGCCACCGATCCTGATGTTAATACCCCGGTGCCCGCTACTACCGCAACTGAACCTGAAGTTAAAACTCCCGTTCCGGCGACAACTGCAACTGAACCGGCGGTTATAGTACCGGCGGTTACTGCAATTGATCCCCCGGTAACCACACCTGTCCCGGCTACTACCGCAACTGATCCCGATGTCACAACTCCCGTACCTGCCACAACCGCTATTGATCCTGCAGCAATTGTTCCGGCAGTTACCACAATTGATCCTCCGGTGACAATACCGGTTCCGGCAGTGACAGCAATTGATCCGGCATTAATGGTTCCGGCTTTAAACATATCGATAGTCCCGCCCGAAACCTTATCGACCGTTCCTGAAATAACGGCTGCCGGTAATGGTCTGCCTGAATAGACATCGCCATCCGCAGTCCCGTCATTTCCCAAAGCAATTTTCATTCTGGGATATTGGATACCACCGACATCATCCGATGCGGCTGTTCCCGAAGTCCCGGCTGTAAATGTATAATTATCTGCCATATAAACTCACCCCCTTTCATTCATAAATTAATGTTACGTTCGCTGTTCCTCCTGACATGGAAAGTGTCAAACCCGTAAAAAACGGTGTGTTTTTCAGATCAACGCTGTATGGAACGGCGTTTGCCCCCTGAGCTCCTGAATGCCAGATGACTGATGCTGACGTCCCGATGCTGTCATATAGCTGTACGATATTTGAATTCGCTACCCCGGAAAGTGATATGGCGTGCAGATTACCGGGCCCATTCTTGCAGGTTGTCGTTCCTAATGCATTGAAAAATTTACTGACCGATTGAGTCTGTTCCGCACCTAATCGGATAATTGTCATCACCCTGACATTAAATCCCACATTTGATGTACCGCCGTTGGCATTATTATTTTCTACGCGGGCCGGTAAATTCATAGAATCTGCCCATGATGTGGTCACGGCTGAAAACGTATGCAATAGTGTCCCGCCGACAACATAGTAAACTTTAGAATTTGTCCAATAAATCTCATAGCTATAGACCGTATTCGTACCGGGTACAAAAGTTGCACCCATGTTCCCATTGAATGCACCACTTGCAACCGTTGAATCGTTGCTCGTTTTTCGGGTAATAACACCGAAAGCGCTCCCCGCCAGCTCAAAAAATGCCCCATCGGTTGTGCCGAATGCTCCCCATCTGCGGGTATTATTTACCGTTCCCGCATCAGGAAGCCGGATCTGGGCCCTAAATCTATTTGATGCCGCCCCGATATATCTGGCCGTCCTGACTGATTGAACATTGGTCGTATTGTTTGCCGTAGTTCCGACATTCAAAGAAAGCTGGGCATTCCCAACCGCTGCAGTCCCACCCGTTCCGGTTCCTGCAGTCCAATAGTTCGCATCAATTGATGTACCATTAAATGTAGCTCCAACTAACCGATATGGCGTAACAACCCGAAATTCATCCATGGGTGTAAACTCAGGAGTAAACCCGTATACATCCCGTAAATTCATAGTTCCTGCAGTTACCACAATACTTCCAGTGGTAATAGTAGCTGAATTAATTGTTCCGGCGTTCAATGTCCCGGCTGTAATCGTTCCTGCCGTTACTACGATACTTCCGCTTGTAACAGTTGAATTGACGTTTCCGAAATAACTCATATGCCTCCTATGTTATGGCCCATTTATTGGACTGATAATCGATTATGTACATATTATTCCACTGGTTTACGGTCTGTGAGGAAGCCCCGTCAATGGTGTCAGAGCCGTTGGGCACTATCACTGCCGCTCCCGAATTTACATTTTTAATGTTAAATCCCTTGCCTGAACCTGATGCTACCGGTAAAGTCACGGTCATCGCCACTGCCGAATCACAAACCACCATATCTACCGCAGTTGCGGCGGTATAATTGACAGTTTGTACCGTCACATTCTGGTTTAAGGAATTCAAAAGCCGCAGCGTACCGTAATTGTCCTTGTAACTGACCTGCACCGTACCGGCTTGGGCGATTATCGTTCCCATCATCATGGGAAATCCCAACATCTGGAATTGTCCCCCCGCATCTGCCAGAAAATAACCCGTATCAACCGCCCAGACATCCCCTTTTTTAGCAGTTGCCGGGTCAGCCGCATATTCGGGAATGTAAGCATTCTTACGGATCCCCAAAGCGGCATGGTCAATTATGTGATCAGGTAAATCGTTAAGTGCTTTTATACCCATACGCTCACCGTGGACAGATTATTACTGACATCATAGCCCAAAGTTTTCACATAACTGGCGGTGCCCAAATATTTGGTGACCGTCCCTAAATTTCCGGCGCTGTCATATTGCAATTTATAGCTCGGATTATCCCCATAGGAACTGTTCGGTGCCCCGTCAATGGCTTTGGTAAATATCGCCCCGTTATCCGGGTCAACCCCGATCGGAAGCGTGTTGGCAGTGCCGCCCACATCTGAAGTTCCCAGAGTTCCGATTACTCCAAGGATGGAAAAGACCTGATTGACGTTATCATTATGTGCCCCGTAAACGGGATCGCCCTTGGCCATAATTATTTCTTTCCTTTCATAAACTCAATGGCCGGTTTTCGGAGTTTGCGGTCGGATAGTTCCTTAAATTTACCCTTCAAAGTCTGTGGACGGCCTACCGGATTGGGATCAGCAGCCCCGGCTATCATCGGCTTTTTAGTCACCAGCATAACTCTCCGGTCTTTTGAACCGTTCATGGGGGAAATAATTTCACCTATCAATCCCCGGCTGTCCAGAAACTCGCCGAAAAATTTTTCAAATTCATATAGCGATGAAAAAGAACCTGATGCGTCAATCAGGTAGGCATATTCCAAAAGTTTGAGTTGGGCCATGTTATTCCATCCTGCCTTTCTTCTTTTTTGCCATTTCCTCATGCTTTGGCATCTCATGTTCATCAGGACTGTCGCCTTTATCGTCCCCGTTTATGACATCCCTGACTTTTTTAATTGTTTTCTGTTCCTCATCACCCTTATTGTATTTCATAATTACTTCATCGACTGGGCGTGTTTGACGGCGCTTTTGTCGTATGACCCTCCTTTTTTGTGCCAGCCGCTGCTACCGGCTTTTTTGGCATTTATGGATGCATAAAATACGGAGGCACCTTTTTTGGCCCCATATTCACCTTTCATACTAGCGAGCACTTTGGCTCCGGCTTTGGTTAGTGGCATTTTGGCCCCCTTTCTGTTTTAACTGCTGTTTTTGTAGGTCATTTTGAGCTATTGCCTGATCCCCCGATTGTTTGAACTTGGCTACTTCCAGAGCCGTCTGGTTTTGGGATTGCATTGCACTTTGCTCAAGGCTCTTCTGTTTTATGACCTGATCGGTTCCGGCGGGGGAAATTTCCTTTGAAGGTGTCAGTCCGGCCTTGGCTTCCATTTGGCGTTTGATATCTTCCGGTGCATCCTTATAGGGAATGGGTGCCAGTTCCGGGTTATCGGCTACTTCTGATTTGGGCATGGTCACACCCAAATCCTTGAGTACCTGTACAAAACCGATCTTGTTTTCGGCAATGCGTTTGTCGCTGGCCTCTTTACCTACTTCCCCGGCATCTTTTAAGGCCTGAAGGAGTGCCGTTTTAAGTTTTGTCTGTTGGTTTGCCTCCATCGCCCCAAACTGGGGATTACCCTCCATCGCATCCATAAATTCGGCAGTTGAACCAAACTGGAAGGTATTCAGAAATTTCCTGATGACTACCGCTAATGCTTCCGGCGGAATAATCTGTTCGGTAGCCAGTTTAGTCATGTAATCAATAAGCTGCATCATGGTGGTACGCTTACCCTCTTCGGTAAAGCCCATGCCCGATTGGGTTTCGATGACCACCTGATAGTCTTTTTTAATTACCGTAGCGTTTGGAACTTGGACGGTTGAACCTTTTTTCTTAGCGAGCTTTTGATAGGCCTTCATGCCCCGTTCGCCGATAATGTCAAAATAGGTGGGCTTATCATTTTGCATAAATGAAATAGTTTTGGGGGTAATGAAGTATTTGCTGCCGAGCTCGATCATCCTTTCGGCGATTCTTTTGGCGGTATTTTTGAGTTGGTCTGAGGCAATCTTCAGGTTTGAGTATTCGGTGGCCTTTAAGCCCTCAATGGCAACACCGCTTTTTACCCCCGGCGGCAATTGATTTAAAGCCGAAGTTGAGGCCCCCTGCTCTTCGATGATGCTGTTTAATTCCCCGATGAAGTCAAATACAAACGCGGGCATCGGCGAGAGGGGCATCTGGGCTGGCGGGGTAGTGTCATATTCGACTTCTGCCCCTCCCGCAATGTTATTGATCCGGTAATTTTCGCCCCGGCGTTTCATATAAACCCCGACAATTTGGGTGCCGATATATCTCTCTATCCGGCTCATTACGGCATCAAGGCTCTTATTGGCTGAAATAAATCTCTCTATCAGTGGCACCTGATGGACATAGCCGGGTTCAAACCTAAGATCTACAAACGGATATTCGGGGAAGGTGGTGTAGGTATCTTTGAGTGTCATTCCGGCGACTGAGAATACCTGTCTGATAATGGGGTCACCGTCTTTTTTGTCGTATTCGCCTTTAAGGTCGGCTTTAATCCGGGCCCGGTTTTCGTTACTGACATATTCCTTAAAGAAGGCTTCCTTTAAAAGTAATGTGCCGGTATCCCGGTTCATGCCGAACCTACTCATCATGTAGGCTTCCTTAATTTCTGAAGCAGCGTATTTATTATCCGGGTTAATTTTGGCAACCGCCATGGGATCGTAGTCCTCATTGGCTTTAATCTCTTCTATCGGGGTGGGTACCACTTTTATGATCGCCGGGGATTCGTAAATTTCATTGCCGTTACCCTTGCAGTAAACGTCAAAGGCATCATAGACACTAAACCTAATATCTTCTTTAACTGCGTCAGGCCAGATCTGCAAATAGGATACGCCGTGTTTTGAGGTCAATATTCCCATGTTGGTTAATAGCCGTTTGATGTCGTATTTATTCCATGCCCACTCAATCCAGTTGCCGATCTGCTTGGCGTTATCCGCTGCCTGTTTTTCGGCCTGTTGGAACTGTTGGAGATCAGGATAGTTTGACTGCATGACCCGCTCAGGATATACCACCGCTTGGGGCTCACCGGCTAAAAGCAGATTTACGATGCCCCGGATTTGTCTTGACGCTTTCGGGATGGCCCGATAAGGGATGAAGGTATCCGAAGAGGCTGACAGATCCATGACCCTTCCCGTGGTTCTTGAAACAAACCGGTAGTGGAAACCATCATCAAAGAAGTTGTTGTTATACCATCTGCGTTCAAAGGGTTTTCTTTGGGCTCCGAAGTTAGCTACAAGCTCATCTACCCGGCGGCCGATTTCAGGGGTCGGAATAAATCTGTCCATAATCGTATCGTATGAGAATCGGATGGATTGTCAACTTATTTAAGGGCTTCCTCTAATGCTTGGTGGAGTTCAGCTTCGGTTCTGGGGGTTTGGCTTTTTGGTATTTTTGCAATGCCTGATGAACTTCCTGCTTCACGCGGGCTGGAGATTTTCCGGCGGTACTGATTAAAAACATTAATCGCTTCATCAATCGGATTATACACCCCTTTGACCATTTTTCCTAATTCTATATTGCCATTCCAGCCCCCCGCAAGGCTCTCAAGATCGAAGGCTCCAAGTTGCTTTGACTTAATGGCTCTCCCCAGCGTTTCTGCGTTCGGATCACCAACTTGTGAAACATCCAAATAAATATTTCCACCATCTTCCCATCCGCCGATATGATTTCCGGGGATCTGTAATAGTTTATAGTTCTTTTTATAAAACGCATCAATATCTTTTGGATTGAATTTATCCTTTGGTATAATCGTTTCCAATCCTTTATATGGTGAATATGAAAAACCTTTTGTCGGTTGGTTGCCGGATAATGAAATTGTCACCCCACCATTTTTAACAGTCTGCTGATATGCCAAATCTGATATTTGGAATGATGGCGGATTGCCACTGGGCTGTTTTAATTGCGGTGCTTGTCCCATAATCTTTGCTTTGATGTCAGGGGTGAGGTGAATGGCCTGTTGCATAACCGATGGAGGTTTTGATAAATCTATTGTCTGTCCATATTTTTCATCCAATTTAGCCATTAATACTTTGTCTTTATGCAACGCATTAATTGTTCCTTCTTCGCTCAATCCTTTAAAATACCCTTTTTTAATTATGGCATTATATATTTCATCATCGTTTGATGCTTCCAATAATCCTGAAGCGACAACTCTAATTTTCCCATTCCCTAATTTTTTTGTTACGATTTTTGTTGTAGCATCATCACCATATTCGTTTACATCTTTGGCAATTTCCATTCCAATCTTAACCGTATCGTAATTAATATCACCTTTACCTATTGCCATATAATTATTTGTATTTCTGGGATTTTCGGATGCCAATCCCAAATCCAACTTTTCCACCTTTCCGCCCGTTATGTCCTCAACGATATTTTTTACCTGTCGGTCATAGAGGTTGTATGCCCACTCGCCGCCGATGTTTAAGCCTTCGCCAGAAAGTTTACCTTTAGATCCACCTGCCAATATTTTTTCTCCAACACCTTTTCCGATAACCTGATCGAGTTGTTTACCTACCCATGTATCTACTTGCGGTTGACCTTTTGCAGTCACAATTTTCCCAGCCTGATCTACTTCTAATTGAATATCGCTTATATCTCCTTTTGGCTTTATAAAAACTGATTTTGTTGGAGTACCCGCCACTTGATGCCATGAAATATCATCCACCTGCTTACTCAAATTATATCTGGCTGCCTGTTGCTCGCCTGTAGTCCATGCAAAATACTCGGCATCGCTGTCAACTGCGTCTTTTAAGGCGCGTTTAGCGGATACTTTTTGCCAGTCTTTGAGGAGGGGATGGTTGGGAATAGCACTTGATGTTTCTTTTAATTTTTTTGTAATATTATTCCACGCCTCTACTTCTGTATCAAAACCAGTATTAGGAAATCCTTCTCTATAAAAAAATTGGTTAGTTGGATTATCAATGAAGTATGCTCCTTCACCAGTAGAACTTTTTGCTTTATATACTGTAAATCCTTGTTGTTTGGCTGTATCTTTTGTTATTTCTGTTGCAAACCCCTTACTCCTTCCCTTCCTTGCCCAATCGGATTGCATTTCTTCCATGAAGGCGACCTTTTTTCCATCATAGGTTCGTTCATTCATCCTGATATGGGCAAGAACATTAGGTTCATTCCAATGGGCGCTTTCAAACTGATTTGAAATTCGTGACATGGATTTTATAGCTGCCTCACGAGATGGGAACAATCCCATTGATCGATTATTATCATCCATAAGCATTACGCCATCTCTTGGATCAGGTGCATCCGTTACATACCAGCCTTTTTCGGTTAGCATTTTTGCAGTATTATCAGGCGCCTGTATCAGTATTTCCCGATAGTTTTCACCGCCTGGAAGCGTATATTGGGAATATTTGGTAGGAGTTGTATTTACTTTATAAATATTACTAATAACCCCGCCCTCGGTAGGATCAAATAAAACGTCATAACCATCTAAAAATAATCTTTGTTTGAGTGTAGCTTCATCAATTTTACCCGATTGATATTCATCAACATCTCCCTGTAATAATACTGGTAATTCTTCATAACTTGAGGGTTCATTTTTACTAGTCCCTTTTATCGTTTCCGTGGTCTGTGCCAATTCGGGGGCAAACGGCTGGGCTTCACTTGTCACCGCATTGCCTTTGAGGTTCTGAAACTGGTTTTTGTTGAGGATATACTCATCCGAGTCCTTAATCAGAATCTTATTACCGCTGATTCTGTATGGCGTCAGGGGTTCACCCGCCGGGATAACTGCTTTTTGTCCATGGATATCGGTAATTGGGACTGCTCTTTTTGTATTCATTATTGGTTCTACACCCTCTATTGTGACTGGGGTTTTGGGCTTTTCAAGGAATGATAATGGTGCCGGTAGTGCCTTTTGGATATTGGCTTCTTCTACTAGTGCTGTCGTGCGGTTGAGAATATTTGGTACCGTTTTATTTATTGCCGTAGGCCCGGAGGTCATAAACATTAGCGGCGTTGCCTTTGTTAATGATTCGGGTGTCACCCGGCTTGAGGTCATATCCGGTTGGTTTTCCGGGTAAAGCATCGATTGGGGTAAAACCCGTTTAGTTTGGGGATTGAATATATATTGTTGTAATAGTTCGGGTAATTGGGTGGCCGGGATACCTAGCTTTAGAGCTTGGGTTAAAGGATCATAGCCGGGTGGCTTTTGCATTACCGGTTCAATGATTTGTTTTTGCGCCTGAAGTTTTAACTCATCGACCTGTTTTCTGATTTCATCAAAGAAGGCATTTACGTCCATGAGTCAAGTTTACGGCTTTTGGTTAGTGTGTCAATTCTTCCTGCTCAAATTCTTTTTTGCCGGCGTTTATTTCTGCCTGTATGTGTTTATCAAATAATTCATCATCTTCGGCGTTAAGAGCCGTGAATTCCGGCATATTTGGGGTATCATTCACGGGTTTTTTCTCCATTAAGGCATTTTGGGTTAGATCCGTCAGATCCTTGGCCATGATAGCTTTTGTCCAGTCTTTGCGCTCATCCTGAAGAGATCTATTTACCAAATAGATTTCAGCCAGTAAGGCAATAATGATAATGGCAAAGATGATTTCGGTCATTTGCGTAATCCCCCGTGACTGGCCTGTTTGGTTTTTGATAGATCCATAAATGGGGTTTCGACATTGGGAACAAACTTGGGCTCTATAGATTTTTCGGGATCTGCCTTCAATGGGCCTGAGCGGTGATAAAGAACTTTATGGGATGGGGAACAGAATACTTTCCGGTCTATGGCTTTTCCGCAATAATCGCAGTTTACGCTCATATTTACCAATGGTAAACGATTGTTTACTTTTAGTCAATATTTGTTTACCAAAGGTAAATCAGATTTCAAAATGGTCATCACCCGCCCAGTATTCGTCAAAGGGATTGGGGATATGGAAGGGTTCAACCCAGTACCAATGGATGTCGGGGTTTAAAAGGGTTTTATAATTCTTCTTTATGATCGTGATTACTACCTTTGCCGAGCCCTCTGTGATGCTCCAACCGTCCATATTCTGCTCTATGGTGGGATCAATTGTTTTTAAAAGGCTAGTGCATTCCGGCATGGCGTGCTGCTGCAGGACACCAAAGGTGATTTTAGGTACATGCAGGGGTTCATCATGCATGATCTGATAGGCGGCTGATCCTAAAACTATGAACGGGATCTGGGCCCGTTCCATAATGTCCTGTGCCTTCATTAGCGCATCCCGAAGCTCTATCTCTGTGGGCCATGTGTCAGTATTCGCTGTCCCATTCGGCATTGGTGTCGATGATGGAGCGGTTATATTGATCTTTGATGGAATTGTAGTAGTTCCTGATGCGGGGCTCATTTGGAAGCTGTTGGTTTTTGACGATTTCGGTAAGTTGTGAAACTGCAAGGGCGTGTGAGAGTACGATATCGTCATGGTAGCCCGTTCTGGCTTGATATCTGATCTTTCCGGTAACACCGATTTCGTAGGAAAAGTTTTCAAATTCTTCGAGCGTTTCATGTAAGGGTAGCATCAGGCATTTGCGTTGTTCTATCCATATAGACAGCTTTTCAATCAGTTCTTTTTTGACCTGTTCGGTGATCTTTACCGGGATGACCGGGATATTAATCCTGATCAGATCATCCGCAATGGGGTCACCAATTCCGGTGGCATCTATAACCACAATGGCATCGTTATATTTCCTTGACAGCGCTGCAATGCGCTGTTTTTGAAAGGGCCATTCTATGGTTTGAAACCTGTCCTGATATACCTGATTATTTTTCATTCTATCATATACCGTCAACACGGTGTAATCCGTAACCTTAGCTAAATCGCAGCCGATAACATAAAGATGTTTGGGTTGTTCACCGGATGGATGGCTGATCATGGCGCCCCGAACTGATCTAAACACGGTGCCTTCATTTTCCAGAAAGTTACACATGACTTCCTGTTCGTACATCTTCTGGGTCATGGAAGTCTTAAGTTGATTTAATTGAAATGGGTTATAGATTCCCGATTGTTCGCCCGTAAGATGCCAGCTGGCCCATCCGGGCAGCTTACCGCCCCGTTGCATAAATTCAAATAGATGGTTTTTACCTTTGGGTGTACCGATAAACCATGCCCAAGCGTTATTGGCGATTACAGCGGGCTCAATGACCTGCCATGCCTCAAACTTCATGGTCGCAAATTCATCTAATACCACGCCGTAAGGGCCGGGGCCTCTGAGCCTATCTACATCATCGCTGCCTTGTAGCTGATAAAGCGAGCCGTTCTTAAAATATATGACACATTCGCTATCGTTCTTTTTGGCTATCAGCTGCTCTGGAATGAAATGGAAGATCATGTTGGGATCGCGCCAGATGGTGTCTTTACCTTCGGTAAACGTGGGGAATAAATGCCAATAAAGGCCCTTTCTTAAATGAGCTTGTTTAACGAGCTCATAGATTGCCGTTGTGGTCTTTCTGGCCTTCCGGTGCCAGACTAGCACCTTGAATTGATGGCTGTCCTGAAGCAGTACCAGCTTCTGGTGTGGCATCAACAACGACACCGGCGGGAATAAATCCGGTTCCTGTAATGATGGCGAGTGGTTGTCCATTTGCACCTGTGATTTCAGTTCGACTGGCTTCCATTAAACCATGATTTGCCTTAAGCAGAAAGATTGCCATGGCGCTGTTAACGTCTTTTCCGCCATACATCCCGTCATTCATTAATTGGTTCTTTTGTTTTTTCTTTAAGGCTTTTATTGTAGCGTCAAACTCTGGATATTTTTCGGCATATTCAGATATGCGTTCATCATCTAGGCCGAGCTGAAGCGCTAAACCCTCAATCGTTGGTAATTCGGTAGCTTCCCTATTACAGGAGTTTATATATTCAATTGCCCGTTTTATAAATGACGGGTCATATTTGGTGGGCCTACCGCCCGGATGTTTGGTTAAACTCATCATGTTCTGATTAGTGATAAAAATGTCGGTAGTTTGTTGTTGATTATAATAGGCATTAACTTTGCAATTTGGTCGGTATGGGTGGGCCAATAGCATTCTATTTGCGGCAGGTTAGCAAGTACTGCCCTAGCCTCGCTTGACCAATGTGAAAATCCGTCATGCTTATAATCCCGATCCCGGCCTGAGCCGATCAGCTTAATTGGGATCAGTTCATGATTGACGTAATTTCGCAGGGATTCAAACGGCCGGTAAAGCAAAAAGGATGTGATGCTATAAACAAACGGGATCTTGCCGGACATGGCAAGTCCTACCGCGATATCTACCATCGCCTGTTCACTAGCGCCAGCATTAATATAACGATCAGGAAAACGGGTACTAATATAATCAAACCCGCCATATCCCAAGTCCCCGGTAAGCGCATATATTCGATCATTATTATACATCGCCTGATCTAATTCTTTAAAAAAGGATTTACGCATAATATTTTTTGAGTTTTTTGTAAAGCTTATCGTCCAGTTTTTTGTAATGCCCAGCAATACCTTCAAGTCCCGGCGGGTTTTCAGTGCGTTTAAAAACTACCTGTGGAAATTTATCTTTGATGAATGCTGCCAGTTGCCATTCCAATCTGTCCCGATGCACTGATTTGAAAGCGCTAAAACCATTGGCATTAATCATCACAATTAAATTCGGGATGATATAATCAGCGGCAATCCGCAATGATTCCCACATTGACCCTTCGGCCCATTCACCATCAGAACTGATACAGAAAACATTATGCAATGGGTCTGCCAGTGCCATCCCGATTGCGATTGGCAGTCCATGACCCAGACTGCCAGTTGAACAGTCAATTTTACAGTATTTGCATCTGTCGGGATGGGTGCCGTGGTGATTATAAATTGTCAGGGCGTTGCCATCTTCGTATTGTTCGATGGCACAGTATAGCGCCAAACCCGCATGACCGTTTGATAATACAATCTTATCGCCGGGTTGTTTTAACTGATAGGCATCGTCAATTAGTTCCGCAGCAGTCAGGCAACTGCCCAGATGTGACAATTCATATTTAAAACTGATTTCCAATATCCGTTGCCGGATTTTATTTAAAGGAGTCATAGGTTTTTTTGAGGCCCTCAGAAAGTGAATAATGCTGTATCCAGCCGAAACTTTTGAGAAGTGAATTATCAGCTACCCAGTTATCCCGGCTTCGGAGTGATTTAATATTGGTTATTGGAAGTAGATTAACATTCTTTTTGGCAAACATGGCTAAGTATTTAACGATATCATAATTATCATACTGCTGCCCGGAGCCGATATTAACCGCCTTGCCTTTTAAGTCTTTGGCATATTCCTGAACCAATAGCAGCGCTTCCAAAAAGTCATCAATATAAATCCAGTCATGCTTACCGGGGGCAAGCTGCATGGGTTCATTATATTTGACACAGTGGATGGCGGTCGGAATAAACCTGAGTGCATTCTCACCGGGGCCATAGACCGAGAAAGGCCGGACACTTATCACCGGTTTTAGGTATTGGGATACATAAGCCCTGATGAGTAGCTCCCCGGCGATTTTAGTAATGCCATACCAGTCGGTGGCTTCTAAACTATTGGTTTCATGCATCGGATGTTTTTTGTCGCCGTATACGGATGAGCTTGAGGCGTTGATAAAGGCCTTGTAATCAGTATCCCCGGTTGCCAGAAGCAGATTATAAAGATTAATAATGTTGGCCTGAATCATTTCGTGAGAATCCGGCATCCATGCCATGTTCCCATACCCGGCGAAATGATAAATATAGGTCGGCGGAAATTCTTCGGCAAACTTCATTAGGGTTGATAAATCCTTCAGTTGATGATGGGGAATACACAAAACATTGCGGGATGGGAAGCGTTTGATTAAATGTGAACCGATAAAACCGGAAGATCCGGTTAGCCAAATCTTCATTGCGGGCATTATATCACACCGATAGTTACATCATCTTTTGAATTTGCAGCCGTTGTGGGGCATCCTACGAGGTCTTTTTTTGACCTATAGTGGCAGAAAGCCCGATTTGACGCTCTTTGTGCATGGGGGCTTGACAACATATGTTGTATATGATATCATGCTCTCAATAAGAGCATGACCAAAGACAGCACCGCAGCTTCCTGTACAGTCAGGACACACATTAAAAATTTAATCTGCCAAACCTACTAGCCTTTATTTATGCGGTAGCTTTTAAAGAAAGGAAGCGCATATGACACAAGCTGAGTTAAAAATTCAATTTGTTAGGGCTTATTTAAAAGCCCGTAAAGATCAATTAGAACTGGTAGCTTTAAAAGCTAAAGTCCTGCCGATTATAAAAGACACCGGCGAGATAGTAGCCGGTCACAAACTGGCAACCGCTCTTCGCCCGGTATATTCAGATGTAACTTTGGATGAGGCCCGAAAATATGACGCGGTGATTAAAGCCATTGATTCTGCCAAATTAACCGCCGAGATTAAAGCCGGGGCCAAAGTTGAGGGTGTGAAATACACCAAATATATAACCGTAACTTAATATAAACCAGCTACCGCAGCAATAAGGGCTAGTAGATAATATAAATTATTTTTTAGAAAGGAAGCGCATATGAAATCAATAATCGTAACTGAAAAATGGTGGAAATGGTTTAATCTTGAATATGACCGGGGTGATTGTGGGTATCAATTCTCCCATATAACCATTATTCCGGTAGGGAATAAACTGCAAATAACTGCAGATGACACATTTGTCCTGACTGAAAAAGAGGACATAAATAATGTGGGAGAAACCGTGTGGAGCTGGTTGACCATGATTATACGAACCGATGCCGATCCATATGGTTGGGTCATGGAAGCACATGAGAGCATGGATAGAAGCGAATGGATGAAGGCGTTTAATTACGTCAGGGGATGCAGAAGAATTATGGCACAATTAAAGGAGGTAAAATAATATGAAAAAACATATGTTAAATACTGAAGATCCGAATCCTGATAACTGGGTTGATATGTGCAATTATAAAAATTGCCAGAACCCGGTTAAGGCCAAAGGTTGGTATTTATGTGATAAACACATAGGTCAGCAGGAGCGGGATTTTCAGGTGAATCATATCAGGATTGGCAATCTCATTTTCAAAACCGATAAAGCCACGGCGTTAATATTTAATAAGGGGGTGAAATAACATGACTATTCCACAACCTGTAATAAATACATTTATGAGAATCGGGTTAAATCCGAAATTTGCTCAGGAGATGGCTGACCGAACTGACAAGGTAAAGGTTGAAAATCGTTTTGGCGGGGGCAGTTGTGAAACTAACCCATTGGTAGCATACCTGATTAATTGGGTATACGAAACCTCAAACGATTACGAACGGACACCTAATCCGTGGGTAAAGTTGCCGACAATTGCAGACTTTGACCGGGTTCGTTATTTTATCGCCAAGGTCGATGGTAACGCATATATGACCTGTATTGATTAAAAGAAAGAGGTGAATTTTATGGATATAAGAACAACTGATGCATATAAGAAAATGGATTCATATACTGCCTGTAGTTATGCGGAGGGGTTTTCGGAAACGGAACCGACCGAAGTTGAACTACACGCTGCTTGGCAATGGCTGGTTGATACCGGACTCTGTTGGCAATTGCAGGGTTGGTATGGCCGGGCCGCTGCCAGTCTGATAGAGGCAAGTAGAATTGAACCGAAAGAATAAAATTAAACCGGTATAGGTAAAACTATGCCGGTTTTTTTTTGGCTACCTGAGCTTGTTTGCTGAATTTCAATTGGTTGGCGCTCTCATCGGTGAAGTGCTGCTTTTTGGCGGGCTTGGCATATTTGACTTTGGGGGCAGCGCCGTCTTGGATTACCTGAATTAGATCCGAAAGTAATACAAACGCGAACGGTTCGCCCTTATAAATCCATGCAATCATTGGCGGTTTGGTTTGGGATTGGTCATTGGCTTTTACCCACCATGGCATGAATGTGGTTTTGGCGGTGTTTTTAACTTCGACAAAAAACGGGAAGTCTTTGGAAGTCAGATCCCCCTTCCAACCATCTATGCCGCCTGATAGCGGGGTTCTTCTGACCTCATAGCCGAAGCCACGGATCAGATCCCTGACGGCATATTCCCCACGCTTACCCTTAGAATGCGGATTGATGGTTTTATTTTTCATACCCTGAAAGCTGGAGGGAAAGAACGCTTAAATACCGCCTTTCAAAGTTACTTCGATCAAGGTTTCCCCCAATCGCTCTGGCAATGTCCAACCAATACCTAAGTTTACTTTCCAAGTTGTGGAACCTCTGCACTATTGCAAAACGGCCATTTTTACAAGAAATGAGTTTTGTTTTTGGCTCCCCAACTCACTCACCATACTCAGGGATTCCCTCTGTATGTCCTACTCACCCTTACGGACTTTCGGCAAAGAGCGCTGCATTAACCGTGCGTAGCAGTTTATTGTGCAACCCCAGCTTTCAAAGTACGCTTGCTTAAACATTTCCGGCATTCCAAAAACGGTGCGCCTTCCGGCAGAAAATACGATGACAACGGATAGAACTTCACCATCAGTTCCCCGCAGGTGGGGCATTTAATTTTTATTAATGGCAATGGTTGTTTTAAATTTTTACGATCCATTTTCTGATTCCTTTCTGGCTTTCTTAACTATCGCCTGAATCCGGGGATAGCTGACTTTAAACTTTTTAGAGATGTAGGAATAACTATAGCCTTCCTGATTCATTTTGAGTATTTCCTGCCTTCGGGCCTTCCATTTTTCGCGTAGGGTTTTGATTCCTTCCATATGTACATGATCATAAATCATATATTATATAATGTCAACGGTTTGATATATTGACTTTGGGTTTGGAAGGATTAATATTTACTTACCTATGTCGATCCGTAACATCCAAGGCAGCAGTCCCCCCGTTCCCACATATAGCGGGTCGACAAACGGGGGGGCTGGTGTTTTGGATGCCTGTCTGCGGCTGATGACCAAGTATGAAGATGCTTCTGCCTATTGGTTTTTACAGCACCGGTTCTATAAGCCGGGTTCCAAAGAAGAGAAGAAGTGCCTGAAGAAAGCCGATTATTATACGGATATGTTTATTTCAGTTTCCGAAAGGGTAATTCGTTATGCCAAAAAAAACCTTAGATGAACAGATAGAATCGGACATAATGCGGGAACGCAAAACCGGGCCAAGCTATCTGGCTTCCTTTCCCAATTTGGTTGATATAGTTGAAAACGAAACCGGAGATTATGAATATCTGATTTATAATCCAACCACAAAAAAATGTTTTACCCAATTGGATGTCGTTATTGATAACAAAACCTATCATCCCCCACCCAAAAGATTACTACCCCATAATCTTTTATTTCCGGCTAAGGAAAATGTGCTTCATTACATATTTGAACGAAATTCCAGTCCAATGGAACATATTGGATCAAACGGTATCATTGGTGACAATGTTGGTGACGATAGTGACGTTATGACGATAAAAGAGAACGTAGTGAATATTTGGGATGTGATGTTGTATGATGAGATTATAGGTTATTATAAAGATCGGGCAGAATTACCGGATGAAAATTTATATGATTTATGTACGGCATGGGCATTCCATACTAATGCCATGGAACGGGCAAACTTTTCACCAATCATTTATTTTCTGGGTCTGCCGGAAAAAGGAAAAAGCCGAATGCTGAAAGCTATGACCTATATTGCCCATCGGGGGCTGCGGAAGATTAGTTTAACTGACGCACAGGTTCTACGGGATTGCACCCATATTGATGCTACATTGGCCTTAGACATGATGAATTTATGGAATAAGGTCGAGAAGGCCGGGAGCGAAGATGTGTTTCTGAACAGACCGGAGCGGGGAGTTGATGTTTCGCGGGTGAACAGACCGGAGAAGGGTGCATTTAATGATACCGATTATTATACGGTGTTCGGCCCGACTATATTTGCCACAAATGAAACAATCCATGAGATTTTAGATACCAGAGCCATCCCGATTATCATGGTAAATTCTACCAAAGAGTTTTCGTTGCAGGTCAAACCGGAAGATGCATTACCGATAAAAGAAAAGCTGACCGCATGGAGAGCCTGTACAATGGGGGATAAATGGGAAGAAGTGGGAAGAATTGCCAAGTCCCGGTTGGGAGATATTACACAACCGCTATATCAGGTTATTAAAAATGTAAACCCGGCGAAGGCACCCGCTTTTATTGATATCATTCAGAAAATTGAAATAAAGCGGCTGGCAGAAAAAGCCGATTCAATGAGCGGGCAAATAATATTGGCTCTATTAGCCTGTAGCGAGCTGGTTGATCATGGCTGTATTAAGGGACAGGTTCTGGCAAATAAATTTAATGAAGGAAATACAAATTCCAAATACAATATTCAAAGCCGCACCCTATTGAATAGACTTCGTGCTATGGGCTTAGAAACCCAGACCATGCATGGCGGCAATATGGGCATAATTTGGAATCCGGTGCGTATTGACGCTCTAAAGATTGAATTTGGAATAGATGATGAAATATTACCACCTTCCTCTATAACGTCAACAACGCCAACAACGTCAACATTGTCACCAAAACAGGAGGCATGGTATGCAAAAGAAGCCGATAGTTAAAGAAAAATTTAAACCCTTTTGCTGGTGGTGTGGGAAAGAAATTCCTGCCGGAAATCTGTGTTATGCACATCGGGATAAAACAGAGGCTTTTATATGGACAAACGGCAAAACATCTTTTACATATGTTCCGCATAATAATGGAAAGTGGGATGTGAAAAAAACTTGATCTCTTGACAGAATCATAACACTTGTTCTACAATAGCAGATATGAGTACAGACGAATACAAAGCTCTGTCCCTCGATGCCCAAGCTGAATACGACAGTTATTTATGGGATTTGGCCTATGATATCTATCTGGATGCCAAAGCCGAATCCGAAGCGCAATATGAACCGGAAAATTGAAATCCTACTAGCCGACCTTCTTCATTCCTACTTCGAAATTCAGAAGCAGTTTATGCGTAGTGAAATCACCCAAGCCGAATTTGAGGCCCAGCTTAACCCATTGCTTAAAAACTATGCTTTAAAAATAAGGAGGTTGTATGGATCAGCTAACTAAAACCAAATTTGAGGATGCCAATGCCTTAGATAAAAAGGTGCCGCAGGATTTACTAATGAAGTACCAGAACAAATGGTACATCCTGAAGGCCGGACTGGAATGGAAAGCCAATTATTTATTCGGAGGTGGTAACTATGGGGTCGATCTTGAAATTCTCAAACAGGGCCGGGACGGCGAACCGGATTACTACCTTTGTAAAGCCACCTTCAAAACGAAGGATGGTGTTTTGTTTACGAACTACGGGGAAGCATCTAAGGCAAATGTGTCAAACCCGCAGATGCACAAGTATATGCTGCACTTAGCTTTAACACGGGCGGAATGTCGCGTTCTTCGCATGGCAACCGCCTGTGGTTACACCAGTGTCGATGAAATGGACATTGGCAACGGCGAAAAAGAGATTCCGGTCAGCCCGGATGACGGGAAGGAACCGACAGCGCAGCAGCTAGCAGTGCTTAAGGGTTTAAAGATTGAAACGGTTCCGGCTACCCAAAAGGAAGCCAAGGAACTGATCGCCGCTGCCGTGAAAGGAAAAAATGAAACCGCCTAACATTGAAGAGTTAGTCGATAGCTATGTGAAAGCCCAAGCGGTAGTTGAAGAGGCCACCGCCGAAAAAGAGGTGATTCGGGATGCGATTCTGGATCAACTCAAAGAGCTGAAGTTAACCGGCATTAAAACCAAATCCGGCTACAACGTCAAAAAGGTGGTAGCCCAGAGGTTTGACAAGGTGCCGATGAGCTTTGCCCGTGACATGGGGGCCGTAGAAACGATTGAGAAGGTCGACAGCGGAAAGCTGCGGGTGCTTGCCCAACGGGGTACCAAAATACCGGGGGCAACCACAATGGTGTATTTAAAAGTAGAGGAGTCTAAATAGAAGGGTGGTGATAATTGTGTTTAGAAAAGACGGAAAACCAAGCCGATCATTTACGCCTGAAGAATTAGTTTTTATCTACAAGTCATATCTTGAAGGTAAGACCTCCGTCAAAACAGCTGAACTTTTGGGGGTGAAGGTTTCTGCCGTCTGGTTTGCTTTAAACCTGCTGCGTAAAAATCAGGGGCACATCCGAAAGTACGGCAAGATAAGATACCGGCAAGCGGCCAGACTGTTGTTTCATGACAAGACCCTAGAGGCTGCGGAAAAAGTAGCACTGGCAGAACCCGAAGTCACGGTCAAAACAGATCCGTATAACGGACTTGGTACCGCATTTGAAGATTTAAAATCAGCCATTGAAGGGGTTATCGCCTACGAAGTTGCAAGGCGAGTGGCAAGCCAGAAAGAGGAATTTGATGCGCTGAAGGAAGTGGCCCAGAAATCAAATTGGGTCGGTGAGTTACGGAAAAAGTTTCAGAGTTTGTAGTCTTATTCTGCTCATTTTGGTGGGCAGAAATAAGATTATGCAACTAATTGCCTTTATCATTACGATTTTATTTTTATTCGCCATCGGCTGGTCTTGGCTGGCGTGGATAATAATTGTGTTGGCTTTTTTGGGAATTTTATGAAAAAGCTGTACCTTTCCTATTCGACATTAAACGACCTGATCCAACATCCGCATACCTATTTATGTAAGGCATTAGGCATTGTGCAGCCGGTATCGGAAGCCATGGAAGCCGGACGGCAAGCCCATGAGATAGTCATCGGTCATGTCTGCGGCACTAAAATCGACCATCGGCTACCCGATACGCTGCCGGGATTCCAGAAGCCGGAATATAAAGTCTTTGCGGAGTACCGCAACGGGTATGCGCTATACGGATTTTGCGATGCGGTAGATTTCAGATCCAAAACTATCATGGAATACAAAACTTCCGGCACCACATGGAGCCAGAATAAATTTGATGCGCTGATGCAGATTCCGTTTTACAGTTTGGCAACCAATTTTCGGAAGGTTTATATGATTACATCCCATGCCGACCTGACCGGATTTAAGGTCTTTTATAAAGAGGTCACGGATGCGGAAATTGAAAAGGTCAAAGCGTGGATTGAATCCGGCATTAAGATTATCGAATCGGGGAATTTTACATCCGATCTGGTAGACGGAAAATGCCCCGGCAGATGTAATTATGGATCAGCCTGTTTCTTTGCCTGAAATTGAAAAGATAAGTGATACCCATTTTCTGGTCAGAAGCATGACCGAAGCGGATAAGGTGTATCATGTAACTAAAAGGGGCGAATACTGGTTTTGTTCCTGTCCCCGGCGGGTGTTCAGCAGACAGAATTGCAAGCATATCTTAAAAGTACTTGGTGTCATGTCCCGATAAAAGCAGAGCAGTCGATGGGGCTTCTCTGCCATTATGGGGACGGGAGATCATGCGCTTCGCCTGTCCCCAATAAAACATGATGGGTTATACAAAAATCTGGAAGGCCAATGGCGACACCACGTTTTCACGTTACCGGTGCAATGTCTGCGGCAAAGAGGTACCGCACAACCTGCGGTTTGAACATCTGTTGGATCACCGGATCGCTAATATAAAATCCTTGCCCTTAAAACCCAAAGGAGGGATATGAAAAGAGTCATTGTCAACAAAAGGAAGCTTAAGTCAGGTAAGACAAAATTGTTCCCGCAGACCGTAAAATTCGGGAAACAGCATAAGTTTGAAAAACATTTTATCAAAAAGAGCGATAGTGGAAGGTTAATGTTTGGCTTGTTTGCTACCGCCGGGATATTGCTTATCGGATATATAATCGGACTTTATGCCGGGGTGATGCACCCGGTGATATCACCCTTACCATGAATGAAATAAAACTGAAACGGAAAGATTATAAGAAGCCCAAAGACCTGATTAGTTTCTTACAGGAGATTGCGCCTAGTGAAAAGTTCAGCCGGAGCCAATTAAAACGATTAGTCAAAGACGGAGCCGTAGAAATATTAACATCGGATTATAAACCGAAATACAAATTGAATGATCCGAAAAGCAAAGTTATTGCCATAGATAATAAATTAGTTGTAATTGAAAAAAAATGAGTGACTACTTACCGAAAATAATCAAGCGGTTACAGGACGGCAGTTATACGCCGCATACGCAAATCGTGTTCTTTAAGGACGGGACAACCAGAACCATTATGGATGTGCGCTATATATGGCAAAACCAGATGACGCATTTAATAACCGGCAATGGAATAGAATTTATCATAAATCCCCTAAACGTAAATTATATTCAGAGGTATTTGGACTATAAGAATTCAGATTTATGAACGGTTGTATCGGGAGGGGATATGAAAACTTTACGGGAGAAAATAACTAAAATATTATATGAATTATTATACGAAGCTGATTTGGATGATGAATATGCTCATAAAGTTACTGATGCTATTCTGAAAGCGGTGAAAGGAGCGTTGCCGAAAAAATTAAGTAACGATATAAATGGTTTTCCTTATGGCATAACAGAAACTTCCTATAACCAAGCCCTATCTGATATTAAAAAACTATTAGAGGAGAAAGCATGAAACAACTACCTGACTTTTATCCAGCTAAAGGTAAATTAGACCCTGAAGTTATTTATCCGTCATTTGTGACGAAGCCCAAAAACATGACTAAAAAAGATTGGAAAAGGTTTGTGGATGAAAAAGTGGATGAGTCTATGTTTTTGGAATATGGAAAGCCTAAAGTAAAGAAAACCAAACCCAAACTTAACATCTCAAAGGTAGATGTAAAGGGTTTTACCTCCATCATCTGTAAGAAATGCGGTAAGGAGTTTAAGCATGTTGAACCGGAATTATGTGATGATTGTAAAATAGAGGATTCTGATGCGCCATATTGGTAAATGATTGAAAGGGGGTGAAACATATGAAAGCCAAGTTATTTTTCTTATTTAGTATTGTTTTTACTTTAGTACTGATGTCATCTAAATGGTTTACGGTGCCACTGGTAGAAGCCAATGTTGAAAACTGTATTCAGTTTAATGGTGAAGATGGTTGTCAAAGACCAACCCATACACCAACGCCGACACCAACACCTACCGAAACTCAACCTCAGCCGCCCCCGTCAAATACGGGTGGGCCGGGAGATGGCAGAAGTGATGGAGCTCATGGGCCAGCCTATGTTCCTGAAACCTGTACCGGGCCCATACCTGATAAGCCGGTATTAAATCGGTTTAAGGTCATTAATTCAACTACCGATGAATATGGTTGGGAACCGGTAAAGGGAGCTGATAAATATAGCGTAGTCTATGGCTATAAGCCGGATATGCTGGTTTATGGGATTCCTGAATTACCGCCAAGCACCAGTTCAGTTCAGATCGGGGGTTTAAAACCCAATACCCAGTCTTGGGCGCAGGTCTGGGCGTGGATTGGGCCATGTGCCAGTTTCTCGAATATATTTAATTAGGAGGTGAGATTTATGGATAAAAAGAAGTATGAAAGTTTTACTATCAATAAAGCAGCCAACGGATTTTTACTGGATGCCGATTATAAACTTAAACCTGATGATGAAGAATATAATACCGAAACTGAACGCTGGATTTTTTTCACGGTAGATGAAATGGTTACCAAATTAAAAGAATTACTCAGTTAGTATTCTGTACTTCCGGCTTCTCTTTTTATATTTTTTTCAGGGAGCCGGAAATAAAGAATATTATTCCCCCAATGGGAATTCGTGTTTAAAGGCAACGACCTGTTCAGCTAAGGCCCAATCGGTCTTGGCGTTGAGGAATTTGACACAACTCATGCACCCGCAAGCGATACGTCTTTGGTAAATTTGTTGAGCCGCTTCCTTGACTTCATCGGGGTAATTTACACCCGGTTGATATTTCTTAATTATTTCCAAGAAGAAGTTCCTTTCAAAATGATAATTGTCATAGTCAAAGGGCTTGGGATGAAACCCGTCAAACTCATCTTCTATTAAAGCTAGGGTTTCGGGACTTGTCATTTCAGAGAATTAACGGCTTCTTCAACCGTCCAATAAAATTCAATCTTCTGTTTACCCGGATAAAGTATTAAGGCGGTTGCCCCGATACCCTGTTCCCCGGTTCTAGCCCATCCCATCTTTCTACTGTACCTGTCAGATTCCTTATAAGTTCCAAGTGATATGGCATGAATGGTTCTGTCTTTACCCCCGAAAGTCTTTCTGACCTGTCTAAGGTAACCCTTAACGTGGTTATGAGCCGTAACTGAAACTACATCACCGTTCATATTGCTTTCATCAAGTTGTTGCCGCCATGAAGCATGGGAATCGTTATAGACTGAAAAGCCTTTATGCCTATGGCTTCCTACTATCTGGTAAGGAGTGGTTTGTTTGCCATCATACAGATTGACTGTAACGTAGCTTACACCCTCTAGGTAATGCGTTTGGTAGTTCTTTTGGAAGTTCTGGTATAAGGTATGCGCTCCGCTTCTGTCCCTCGCCCACATATCATGATCCCCTCCCCAAGCGGCTATTAAGTGTCCGTTTTCGGAAAGCTGCTTTAAGGCAGATTGCATAAATAGAACCTGTTCGTCACCCGATACGATCTGTTCCCCGGCTTCAGGAAAGAAAAAATAACTGTCGGTTAAGTCCCCGAAGGCTAAAGAAAACCCGCCTACTGAGCGGGTAAGTTTTACATCATTGGCAAAAGCCCGGTAATTTACCTCATTTGATCCGGCGTGAACATCACCAACTAGGGTTAAAAGTATGGGTCTGCCGGTCTGGATGGTGACTTCTATAGCCTCTGGAATACCTAGTAGTTCGTGGC